CAGTGCCGCCTGTGGTCTATCGAATGCGGGATATCCCATGACGTATGTTGGTATCCTGAGAAATATCTGCTTATGACCATATTCTGCACTCTGACGTATCTTAGTCGAAAATTGTTCATATATTTTCATATACAATTCCTTTTTGATCTGTTTTCGATTTTCCTCGATTCGCTGAACATCCTCCAAATTGATCATTGATATTACTTGATTTTGTTTTTTGCGGATTCCAACTCACTTTTAGTTGGTAGGGCGGCTCTCTTTACGAGATCATAACTTATAAATTCCTGCCCCTCCTTACCTTCCGTGAATGCTTTGATCGCATTTTCGTCCAATACTTTGCTATCCATGGGTTGTGTTTGAAGTGACATGACTACCGGCGTTTCTCTGTTAATATCTACATCGACCGTAACCGCAAAACCAAACGCAAATCCACCCTCCTTCACTGCCATAAAAGATGCTTGGTGTATCACCATGGGTCCCTTGTCGCTGTTATCCTTTTTCACAAACTTTTTCACACCCAGCGTTTCAATGATATAATTACACACCTTTGTCTTCTTTTCGATGGCCGCATTCGTGGCCAAGATGATTTTTTGTATTGTGTCATTATTCATCTTGGTTTCTTCATATCTGTAATTCGATTTATCGATTGGTTTATCCGCGAGAACAATTCCGTTTATGGGATCTGAATGTCCTGAGTACCCAAACATATCCATGTATGTTTCACGTTTGTAACTCAGAAGAATGACCAGGGCAATAAGAACTAAAGCAACTGTTATCCTCATATACTTATATGCGTTAATTTAATTTTAGAAAATAAACTACTCATAGTAGATGGCACTTCTGATATTTAGTAGTAAATGTAATCACTCACAAGATGTACTGGAATATATCCATGAACATCCCCAACTTAAATCTATGATACAATTTCATAATGTTGATACCCAGGGAATACCCCATCAGTATGTACAGATACTGAAACGCGTCCCGAGTCTGATAACAAAGGATGGAAAACTTCTGGTGGGGGGAGAAGTTAAAGGTTGGCTTGGGTCAATGTTACCGTCAGAAGAATTTGTAGGATGGGGTGCGGGTGGCACCGCATCTACAAATTTAGATGACGCGGAACCAGATAGTTGTATATATGATTTAGACTCATATGGGTCTTCACTTAAACCGACAATAACAAGAGAACTGCAAGACAGGATTAATGCTACCGTAAATGACGCATATAATGACATAAAGAAGTAATCACTTTATTTGATAACATGAAATTGGCTACAATCCAGGCATCCGCTTTTAAGTCTTGTTTCGAAGTCTTAAAGGATATCCTCAATGACGTAAATATATATTTCAAGAGTGGTGGGATGTATGTCACAACCTTAGATACGGCGAGGACATCATTGATTGATGTGCATTTACCTGCCGATAATTTTGAAGAATATGAATGTAACGAAGAGATTGTCGCTGGTATCAATATATCAAATACATTCAAGTTATTAAAATCCATAACTAATTCGGATATTTTGAATATTTCGATAGATTCAAAAGAATACATGAATGTCGAGATTGTGTCCGAATCTAAAAATACAAATACCAAATTTCAACTTAAACTACTCGATATAAATGAAAGTCAGATTGAAGTACCGGATATTGAGATGAGTACAATTACGACGCTCCCATCGGTTGATTTTCAACGTTTGTGTAGAGATATGTCAAATATAGGCACGGAAATAGAAATAACCCGTGAAGGTACGCTCATGACTTTAAAATGTGACGGGGATTTCGCTAATCAGGAAACGTCTATATCTTGCAGTGAAGAGAGTCCAAGGATTTCGGGACTCTATTCATTGAGATATCTTAATATTTTCGCGAAGGGTTCTAGCATGTGTTCCAGTGTTCAGGTTTTACAAGAAGAAGCAAATCGCTTCCTTATTCTGAAGTATAACGTAGCAAGCCTAGGAGAACTCAAGTTTTATTTAGCCACTAAGGTACCCTCAGATCAGTAATCTTGTTGGTAGAAGAACTCAATACCTTAGACATCCCCAGCGAGTTTGTTAATTTAACTTTTGGGTATTTAGTTATGAGCTCGTCTTCATCCTGATTTAGAAAATCTTTTATATAAATTTCCTGTCCGTGAAAGTCATTTTTTGGGCCGGCATACACTTTCACCCTTTCAGTAATGTCTTCTAGTGGATTCTCGTTATCATCTACTAAATAGACTCTACTCAAAGGGATACTGAATGAAAACTCGGTATTTAAATCGTCTGGTAGTTTCATATTCAAATTGTTTGTCACTATTTTGTAAATCTTCCCGTTATACCAATATCGTATCCGAAGAACCACGTTTTTCACCTGTTTAGGGATGTGATTTTGGTAATCATCCTGGGATGTAACATTCGCATAAAACTTCTTACGATTTTGAAACCAAAATTGTGATTCATGTTTCCACATTTCATGTGTTATGTGCTCATCTCTGTCATCATCTTCACTAACCTGATATTCCATCAGTTTAGAATGTATATGATAGTCCGGCCTGGTGGTAACCCATTTATATAACCCATATACCTTCAGTAATACATGGTTTAAAAGATTGACTAACATTATAATATATGGAAGGTAATTTTTTAAGCCGATACAATAACAAAATTAATGAATGGGAGAAACTAATAGAAGAATATCCCGAGAATTCCAAAATTTATCATGCTGAGATGAGTCAATATATCATAAAATGTATGCCATATATGAACCAATATACCGATGATTTGGATAAGGTTACAACTGTCGATAACGTATTTAATTGTAAGGAAACTCATGGTCTCCAAAGAAAAGACATTTATGTTGATTATTTAATAGACGTAGAAAATCAATCTATAAATAGACAGATCGTGAAAGAAATGGTTGATGTCTGCCCGAGATGTCCCGATAGTAATGTTATTCACTTTAACGACACTAGCGACCTCACGTGTGACAATTGTGGTTTAGTTGTATCCAAAATGATTAATCAAGAACTTACATATAGAGAGGAACAAGAAAGTTCTGAAAAGATAGTGAATTACTCGTACAAAAGAGAAAACCATTTTAACGAGTGGATGAGCCAATTTCAGGCACAGGAAATGACTACGATACCACCGGAAGTGATAGAACAGTTACGGGCAGAGTTAAAAAAGTTGAAGATAAAATCATTAGAAGAGATAACTCATGCCAAAATACGAGGTTTACTTAAAAAGTTAAAATTAAATAGATTTTATGAACATGTACCGTATATAACAAATATTCTTAATGGTATCAAACCTCCTAGCATGCCACAAGAATTAGAAGAACGACTTAGAATTATGTTCAAGGATATCCAAAAACCATTCGATGACAATTGTCCTAAAGAACGTAAGAATTTCCTATCCTACTCGTATGTGTTATTTAAGTTTTGTGAATTATTATCCGAAGATGTATATTGTCAGTACTTTCCCCTCTTAAAATCGAAAGAAAAACTCTATCAACAGGATGTGATTTGGAAGAAGATATGTAACGATCTTAGGTGGGAATTTATACCAACGATATAAAGATTATATTGTCTAAATGTATATGCCGACAACCATCCATTGTCTGCAACCTTGGATAGTGCGCCAGAGCGTGATCGCTAAAGCTAAGAAGGAGGAAACCCTAGAGGATTTGAAAAGGGAATTAAAAGAACCCCAAATAGAGAACAGTAAATTGCATATACAAGTAAATCAAATTAGAATGAAACCTAGATGGGATCCGCATTCTCATCGTATCCAACACCCCGAGAAGGATACTCGCATGCGACCGGAAATATATAAACAATTTGTGAGACAGGATGCTATGCCCATTGGTCACAACATGACATTAAAAGGAGAAGACCTACAAGAATTTATAGATCCAGACCTATTAGAGAACGGAGACGGATCAATTGATTAAAGATTTAATGACACATGATGTATATGAACACGCGGAAACCATCCATGATTAAGTACGACGTTGTTCCGGGTTTCAAAGGTAACATAACCGGGGGACAAAATGATATGATACGACGAGCGACGTCCATGTACCCCAAACCCCCACCCCGTAAATGGAATATCGATGAGTGCATCGAAAAAATCAAATGGGACGCGAATAGTAAATCAAAAATAACGACACTATATCTACCACACGGTGAGTTGTATAATCCAATGATACACAAGGCACAGCCGAGGTACGTAACATATGAAGATCTATATCCCGTGGAGCCAAAGCGCGGGAAAGTATCAATTTGGAAAAGAATCATTCGGTGGATACGAAGATCAGATCAATAGATATAAAGATGTTATTTATTATAATAATAAATGGACGAGCACGTTCAGTTCTGTGTAGATGACGCAAATTACCATCTAGAGAGAGCGAGAGAAATACTCACAAAAGAAATTAAAAACCCGGCTAAATATCACGCGGAAACACTTGATTACTATAAATTAATGGCGAAGGCTTTTCCAATTCTTGTATGGATGTCACACAACGAATCTCACACTCATGAGAATTCACCGGGGGATAGTTTATCAAGAGTGCATTCTTCAAACCTGTCAAGCGAAGATAATTTTGAGCCTGAATCTCCGAAGCTTCCGTGAGTGATTTAATGGCCTTAAATTCGAGTACAAGTTCCTTATTTACTATAATATCAGCTCTTAAATTTCCTACATTATGCCCTTCAAAATCGATTGGGATTATCCTCTCCGATTCGTAAGGTATAGAATCTTTACGAAGTAGAATTTCCATAGCATTATGATATACTCTCTCACTAAAACCCGGTCCTAGTTGAGAATATATTTTATCAGCAAAAAAGCGAATACGATTTCGTAATTGCGTTCCTATCATTGATTATTTTACGAGCAATATCTTTAATAGAACTAAGTGGAGACGCCGATTCCACTTATTTGTGGAAGCGGAATGGCATCCGGGTGATTTCCGAGAGCATATGCCGTAACAGCAACTAACGCGTGTGTCACAATTCCCAAAACAAATTTAGTTTTAATCACCATTTGAATACGAAAACGCAATTCGGGTAAAATGTGAATGACTCGCTGTTTGATCGCGGCCGGAGAACGTCGGTGTCTATTTGCGATTTGGTCTATGGGCTCCGTCGACGATAAAAGCTCATCGATTAAATTAGCATCCTCGTCTACGGACCATTTCTTCGGTGATGATTTCTTGGATTTCTTTATCTGTGTCTTTTTTACTTCGGCGCGCCCCTTTTTCGTGAGTGCTTCCGGATTCATCTCCGCCACCACCCCCAAGAAGGAGGAATCCTTTTGGGAGCGAGTTCTTGGACGATTACTAGTACTCGGTTCGATAAAGATAGTCATGTATATATATTTTTATCGTAAAAGCTTTAAATTAATAAAGGGGTTCATGGATACCATCTCTTTGTGATCTTATACATTTCGATTTATCCGGTCCCTCTCTGCGATCGATTTCCCCTAATAATTCTTGTGCGGTGATACCCGTTTTATTTCTAATTTCCATGATATTCATTCGTTCGACATACATATCGTAGGCAATGTGTCTCAAACGTTGTTTTAATCTATCATACGGTATTCCGTATATTTCACATACTTCCAAGCGTGAGCGTCCTCTCATGATGTGGTCGATTAACACGTCATCGAAATCTGGACTAGTCCACATCGAATTTTCGATGTTATCTTCCGTGAGTAGGGATTTCACTTTAAAATTGAGTGCGCGTCGAAATATGTTTTTGATCCCATTCACTATATTCGACATGACTATACATGGATATTAAACTTTAACTGTTTTCACACATGTGTGTAGATATTAATGAATATATCGCGGATGCGTTAATATAAAATTGACACCATGACGTTACCTACTGATCATAGATCCACCTACGGTGAATATTACCAAAAACTTACACTAGTGTACGTTAAGTGTATACTCTTTTATGAAATGTTCACGGATGCGTTAATATAATTTTTACATGAATACTTCGACCTTTCGAAGTATTAAGAGTCTACGGCTGGCAACATAATCTTGCGCAATTTGAAAAATCTGTGTATATATAATATTATTTTTAGGCCTATGAGACGTTTTTTCGGACATGATCATGAGCCGATTTTTGCTCGAAAATGGGGGTTTTTAAAATACTTTTGATTCATGCTTTTGAAGGGGGTCTAAGATGTGTAAGAGTATTATAAAAAATTTAAGACTATGAATAGAGATATCCGAAAGTAATTTACATAATTTCGGTACAATTTGGGCCATACTTTTTACACTTTCGCACACTTAAGTGTAAGAGTATTATATAAAACTTAGGACTATGAAATGTATTTTTTTATAATACTTTCAAATACTTTCAAATCTCAACATTTTTTTCGGGATTAAGGGTCACATGAAACCTAAGTTGTGAAATTTCATGATAAATATAATACCATTTTATACTATAATGTTAAGTCTCAAACCTCTCATTACACGACCACGTGTCAGGGTTTGTGCTCCATTTCGCCGTAAAAGTGTTCGACCCCAGAGAACGTCTCGTGGTAATCTTCAGATCGCCGCCAGTGTTATAAAAAAGCCCGATCTATCAGATCCCATACTTCGTGCCAAGCTCGCTAAAGGGATGGGTCACAGTTATTACGGTGAACCGGCATGGCCCAACGATCTTCTTTACATGTTTCCAGTTGTCATACTCGGTACCATCGCATTATGCATAGGCCTCGCCGTCATGGAGCCTACCCCTCTCGGTGAGCCGGCGGATCCGTTCGCCACTCCACTTGAAATTCTCCCGGAGTGGTACTTCTTCCCGACCTTCAACGCACTCCGTGTGATCCCGAACAAGCTCATCGGCGTCCTCTCCATGGCTGCCGTACCGGTGGGTTTGATCACCGTACCGTTTCTCGAGTCCATCAACAAGTATCAAAATCCGTTCCGCCGACCGGTGGCGATGACGGTTTTCACGATCGGTACATTCTACGCGATTTGGATGGGTATAGGTGCCGCGATGCCCATCGACAAAGCTCTAACACTGGGTATCTTCTAGAATTTACATGTTCGCACAGATTGATCAAAAGTATTTTTTCAAGATTAACGGGCATATGAAACCTAAGTCACCAGATCCACCCCAAAAAGTCAAACAAACGAACGACTCAAACATGGCCATCAACGCTCAATCTATTTCTACCTACGTTTCCAATCTTGAAAAGGACAACGCCGCACTCAGGAAGCGCGTTAAAGACCTGGAAGAAAGTAGGGATTCTCTTTTACAGCACATTCAAGACGAAAATACCAAGCTCTGGGATGAATACTTGGCGGAGGACGATGAATCTGTCGCGTCCAATACCGACGAATCCGAATCCGAGTCAGAAAGCAGTACAATGGCACAAATAACTGGCGATGAACCTTATGAATCCGATTCTGATGCTACCACGGTTGGCAAACCGGGCTCGTCCGAAACCGAAGAAACGGAATCCGAATCCGATTCCGATTACTTTGTCTGTTACAATCATGACCTGACGGCATTCCTCGATGATCTCGCCGATCGTGAAGAAAACAAATACAAGAAATACGCGTTTCGACACGCCGCTAACATGGTGTATAACTATCCTTCGAAGGTAAAGTGTGGCGAACAAATCGCCCATATCTCGGGCATTGGCCAGGGTATCATCCGAAGAATAGATGAATATCTCGGAACGGAGACCCTCACGACGGATTCTGAATCTGAATACGAATCCGAATCCGAATCCGATCTTCTTTCGCCATTAAAGGGAAAGAATTAATTAAAGGCATGACCATATAATCTAACATGGATATTAGAAATTGTAATGGCATCGAACTACTTAAATCTCTAGATGATAAGAGTGTAGATCTCATTTTAACCGATCCACCCTATATAATCTCACACGAAACGGGCATGAACAAATTACGAGACGCGATCGATTCCGGTAAAGATCTATCGAAGACGGAACAAGAATGGAACGACTATACATCTAAAAACAAAGTCGACGCACCCAACGCCAAAGAAAATTATCTAAAATATGGGACAATTCACGGGACTAAGTATAGCGTGAAAACAAACTACGGTGAATGGGACGAGAACTTTACGATGGATGATCTCAGTGATTTCATTAAATTGTACTACGATAAACTGAGAGACGGTGGTACTTGTATAATATTTTTTGATATATGGAAATTATCATACCTCAAAGAACTCATGGAAAAGCACAAATTTAAACAATTACGATTTATCGAGTGGATTAAAACGAACCCACAACCCATAAATTCGCGAGTTAATTACCTAACAAATTCTCGCGAAATAGCTATTTTGGGTGTCAAGAAGGGCAAACCTACGTTCAATGGCAGGTATGATAATGGTATATACGAACATGATAATGATAATGGTATATACAAACATCCCATACAAAACGGTGTAGGGCGTTTTCATCCGACACAGAAAAGCATTAGGTTGTTTGAAGATCTTATCAAAAAACACTCAAATGAAGGGGATGTAGTCGTGGATACATTTCTCGGGGGTGGAACGACGGCGATCGCGTGTAAAAATACAGGGAGACGGTGTATAGCGAGCGAAATTTCAAAGGAATATTTTGAAAAGATTGGTTTATTTTAAATCCCGATCCGCGGTGTAATACGTCTTTCCTTTCATCGCAAAACTATGTACTCTCGCATACGCCCACGCTTGTGGAGAAGCGCCCGGTCGGTGTCCGGTTCTCCACGCGGCGAGTCCTCGATCGTATATTGTTCTCAGTGTCTTCAGTGGTATCTTCGTCGCTTTCGCAATTTCGGGAAGGGATTTCGCGTTCGGGTACTTTTCGCGGAATCGTTTCGTGTAAGAGGATGTACGGGTTTTAACACCTTTATCAGTTGAGAATTTCGTGTATGTTTTTGTTTTCATTTTCACATATCTTTTTTCCACATCCCTGAGCGTTTTCAATCCCCTGAAATATTTAAGGGGCGCATATACCGGGCTTCCCTTTTTTCGTAATTCGCGAATCTTCTTAGATATGTCTTGGTCGGTGAGAGCCATCTTATTTATTACATACAATTTAATCCCACGTTTCGCTTAAAGTTGTGCCCCTCTACTTTTGTAATGATCATATCCGGTGATGTCCTATCCGTAACACCCACGTTAGACTCGGGATCGGCTCAGATAGTTATAGCCGATCCACCATACAATATAGGTAAGGATTTTGGAAACAAAAGCGATAAACAGCCGATGGGTGACTATTTGAAATGGTGTGACGAATGGATTAAAGAGTGTCTTCGCATTCTTAGACCGGATGGCACGATGTTCATATACGGATTTAGTGAAATCTTAGCCCTGATTCTCTCCCGCGTTCCCGAGGAGGTAAATAGACGATGGGTCGTGTGGCATTACACGAATAAAACGACCCCAACCCTGAATTTCTGGCAGAGATCACACGAGTCTATCATTGTTTTATGGAAAGATTCCAAGGTTTTCCATAGGGATGACGTGCGGGAACCATACACGGACGGATTCATAAAAGATGCGGCGGGTAAAACGCGCAAGGGAACGAAGGGGCGCTTTTCCAAAGAGGGCGCACCGGACACGACCTACGCGGCACATCCCAAAGGGGCACTTCCCAGAGACGTTATCAAAATCCCCGCACTAGCGGGTGGTGCCGGAAAAAACGAACGCGTCGATCACCCCACTCAAAAACCACTCGCACTGTGTGAAAGACTATTGAAATCGTGTAAGCAACCACCCGAAAATGGGTACGTGTTTGTACCATTCGCGGGGTCGGGGAGTGAGTGCGTAGCCGCGAGAGATTTGGGTCTTCCTTTCGTGGGAGTCGAACTTAACGAAGATTACGTAAAACTCATAAACGAGAGACTTCAATTAAAATCCTGACATATATAAAACAATGGCGACGTATTCTCAGGCACCGTGTGAATACATATACAGGGTGAGTTCTTTGGAGAAAATAGTCGACGGCGACACGATAGACGTGGCGATCGACCTCGGGTTCGACGTGCTCACGAAACAAAGAGTGCGCCTTTTAGGAATCGACACCCCAGAGTCTCGCACGCGTGATTTGGACGAGAAAAAGCTCGGTCTTCTTTCGAAGAAGAAACTCAAGGAATGGTGCCTGAAAGCTGTGGAATCTGAGAAGGATGATATAACTATCGAACTCAGATGCCCTGAAAAGGATTCTAGGGGTAAATTTGGCCGAATTTTGGCGGAAGTGTGGGTCGGGGAAGATGGACATTGGACGAATGTAAATAGATGGATGTGTGAAAATCACTACGCGGTTCCATATTCGGGACAAAATAAAAGTGCGGTCGATTCCTTACACGAACAGAATAAGCGAGCGCTCATCCGTAACGGTGAGGTGTCGTTTGAATAATGTGTTTATTTGAGTTTGCGTGTGTTTCTCATCAAGTAGAGAGAGGCCAAGACAGTGACGACAATAGTGCCCATCAAAATACCGGCGCCCATCTTTTGGTGCTTAGAAGCTTGTTTGCGTTCTTGAATCATTTTACTATACCCACACATTTAAATTTAAGTGTGCCTCCTGGGATGTTTAATAAATTGGGTTTATGAGAGGACTGATTTCGCATTTGTGACGACGAACCCATAAATTACACACCCACTTTTCACCACGCGTGACGTCAATGCCTCCGTGTATCGCCTTCTTCGTTTTGAATCCATAATTATTTAAATTATCAAAAATCAAAACGTCACCGGTCTTATACTTGAACATTTTTCCTAAATTTGGAAATATCGTGGCTCCACCGTCGTAGTCGTCGTTTAGTGCTATAATAAACGTATGAACCCGAGGGTTTTTCATCGTCGCTAATGTATCGTAATGAGGTCTGTAAAATCCACCCTTCTTGTATTTTACAACCTGCATGAATTCACAATTTGAGATCGGTTTGTCGACTATAGCCAAGCATCTATTCGCGATTTCACGAATCTTTGAATCTTTCAAACTCAACCACGCCGTTTCACTATTTCGGATACTCGTATCTAAATCCTTTTCCGTCGATATCGTCGAACTCTTTAATTGGTCCGATGCCTTGGTCTTTATATACTCGGCTTCTTTTGCTGTTATAAATTTACCGAATAGTAATGGTTCGTTATATCTAGGTAACAATACCAGAAACAAAACAACCAAGAATGACGCGAGTAAAAGGAAGCGTATCATCTATTATACACCTCGATTAATTTTTATACTCATCTAAACGCCGCGTGCGCATGGATTCGCGCGATCATCTTCATCATCGCTGCCTCCAGTGTGTACCATTCCTGTCTTGGAAGTTTTATCAAAGACCCTTCATCCATCGCTACCGAGAGAGTCTCGGTGGTTTGTATGTACGAACGCACGAAGGAAATTTCGGGTGGGGTGGGAGAAGGAGGACGCCGCCCCGAGATATATGCCCTTCGTCGTATTAATTCACACTTTTTACATCGCGATCCCATGAGTCCATCCGGTTTATCATTATTTACGCCGTGTTCTTCTAGATTACCACATTGCTTACATATTTTTCTGTTATTTTCCATAGTAATTGCACAAATCTAACCTTTATCTAGATATTCGGAAAAAGAGTACGTACACTATGAAGGCGGCTAAGATATAAAGTATCATCTCTTATAGACGAAGATAAATTTACTGTAAAGTTCGGAAATTTTACTTCCTGTCAAACCTTCCCATAACACTAATGTAAAACCCATTTCCGTCATTCGCGTGATGAGGATATCTCTATATCCGATGGGTTCGGGCACTTCGCCGTTCGCGTAGTACGGCGTTTCTACTAATTTTACCTTTAATTTTTCACCATAATTCCCGTATCCACTATTTTCATCCATGATGAAATAATTTCCAAGCTCATCTTCTAACGGTGTTTTAAAAATTATTTTTTCCGAATCTGGAATGATTCCAATGAACATCCCACCGGGTCTCATTCTGTGTTTGATCTCTCGCATGGATATATCGAATAACTTCTTAGATTCGAATATATAATGTAATGAAAAATTGTAACATATAACATCGAATTGTCTTTTTGGACATTTCGTGATGTCACCCAAATAGAAGTTTGCCCGAATCTTCATATTCTTTGCGCGCGATTTACACTCATCTAAGGATTCTTGTCTGGGTTCGCACATGTTTATGTACGCACCACAATTCTTCCATTTCATTAAATCACCACCAAACCCCGAGCCCACATCCAAAATGTGGTAACCTTCTTTTGTGACAGATTGGATTAGAGCGCGCTTGGCCTCGTTGTGGTGTTTACGGATTTCCTCCATTTTATATTAAAAAACTGATTCTTTTAAACAACTTAGGGCTAATTGACGCTGACCCATTTTGAACCGACCATCATTCTTATAATTGGATTTAAATGTATCGGTATTTAATTCATTCACTATTTTCTCTAGATCGACGTCACCACTCTTTGGCACCATACACAATAAACGACCGCCAAATCTTTGAACTTTCCCCAAGAATGCGATTTCTGTTTTTCTAGATAAGGTTCTCACGTATATACAGTCTTTACCGTTGTTATTTTCCATTAATCTAAGATTTCTCGGTGCGCCCCATTCGAACCAATTCTTTTCCGTGAATTTTTTTATTTTTCTGTCCATCAACGTTTGTTTATATTTTTCCAAGTGTTCGTCTATTTCCTGATTACCCGTTGGAAACTGATTCACGTATATAAACCTCTCCGTCTCATTCTCATCTTGAAGTACATCTATGTTACCGAGTGGAACTTTAAATACTTCATCCTTTCCAGATACCATACCCACACCTACATCGAAATAGTCTTCTATTTTTTTCATTTCTTTACTTTGTTCGCCGAATGTGATGATTCCTCCCAATACGTTATACCTTGTGTGTTCTACGCGAGGTTCGTCGGGGATACCGTATTGAACGACACAAGTATCCATGAATGTCTTGTTATGGTAGGTCATTATAGGATCTATCACGACTCCGTCGCGATTTATTTTCTGATACCTGAACACTGTCACGTCTATGCTCGCATTTTCGAAAAGAGAACTCCTATTGGGGAATAAAAAGTGTGTAAATTTTCCATTTTCGCACATTTCAACGATTAACTTCGATGTGGTGGTTAATCTCATGAAGTCGGATGGTACCACGAATATCAATTCCCCACCATCATCCACTAAATGGTAACACTTTTCTATGAATTTTATGTACATATTAGATGCGCTTCCCTTTCCCTTGACATACGGGGGATTACCAACAATTGTTTTGAATTTTTCGTCAAATTCATAAGAAAGAAAGTCCTCGTATATGACCTTTTGATTATTATTAAAATCTACTTCGGGCTCTATGGTTTTGTCGATTTCAAAACATACCATTGGGTGGTTTTTATTTGTTTCTAAAAAGTTCATTAATATATGTCCCGCACCAAATGATGGTTCTAGCAATTTAGCACCCACATTTTCCACATGATTAAATATGTAATTTCTCAATCCAATGTGTTTAGTGAAATATTGACCCAAACTTTTCTGCTTGGTTGCCATCTTGTATGTTTAGTGTTCAAAAACTTTAAGTGGTTCCGCCCATTTTTGAAATAACTCGTGCGTCTTATCTGTGACTATTTTCATATATTGTTGGTCATTTCTCTTAATTCGATCGACTGGGTATGAAATTTGAAATCCATTCGAGGGATTAATGAAGATTTGAGTGGTCGGCACTTCATCGAACGTTCCACACCACACTTTATTTTCGGTTTTTGATACGATAATGAGACCATATCTCTGGATTTGAATGGGTGAATTCTTAACCGCTCGCGCAATTCCAACCTTATCTCGGCATGACTTATCATTATACATATAATTGATAAGTTTCACGATGCCACAGAGATTGTTTCTTTGATTCTTGTTCGTGGTATCGAATGACTTGATATTGATTGGAAAATCCGGAACTTTAAATTCGCTCATATCGAGGTAAATATCACCGAATGCCCGTGGGTCGGATGGTTCTTTGAGACGAGTCGCCAAGGCTTTATCTTTCAATAGAATGCCCCGAATGATGGCTTCATCTTTCACGGAATTGATTCTACCATCTACATACTTGTCACTCAGGTTAATCTTGTTACGATGAAGAAGTAGTTGGCAATATTCCAATACTTTATCGATGTAGGCGTTGGTGATCGAATTTCGGATTCTCAAAGACATTTTTAATTTTACTTAAAAAATTTATAGCTCGGGCTCACTTAGGAGACCTAAACGTGACCAATGGTCTCTTAAGTAAAACGGGGCTTAAAGTTTTGGGTATATATTCATATATAATATACAAATGGCTTCTCTCACGAGCGACTACACGACCGTCCCGGGACAATTATTTGCGTGCTTGTCCGTCATTGGACCGGAAGCTCCACAAAAAAATGATAAATTCGGTATTAAGATTCGCGGATGTTTCGCTTCTCGTAGTGAGGCTGCGGACCACGCGAAACGATTACAAAAGGAAGACGCTACATTCGATATTTATGTCGTAGATATGTATAAATGGCTGTTAATTCCGCCGGATCCGACCAAGATCGAGGACGCGCACTTCGCGAATGAAAAATTGGAGGAGATCATGCAGGGGTATAGAGAAAACCAAGCCCAAGCTACGAAGATGTTTGAAGAACGTAAGGCTGACATGATGGCGGTCAAAACCGGCGACACGTACGCCAAACCGGGAGATGACAACAGCAGATATTATAATAAGCCCGATGAAGCTCCGATCAGTCACCCAGCGGAGGTTTTGGAACGCCTTCAAAAGGAAAAGCCGGATGCTCCCATGGAAGATCTGGTGAAAGAGGCCGATGAAATTGTCGCCCAGGAAATTAATGAGCGTCAGAAGCAACGCGAGGCAGATGCCGCCGCCGAGGCCGCAGAAGCCGAATCCGCGAATGCTAAAATCGAAGAAAAGTCCGAAGAAGTCTCGTCCGCGTAAGATAAAAAATATTAATTAGTAATAAGATAAGATGTTAAGTGTAATTCTAAATTTAATCACACTATTAATTGTCGTCGCATTATGTGTCTTGTTTTTTTCCTTGAAGGAAAAGAGAAAAAACAAGAAAGATACCGATACAGCGTATGATGTCGCAACGGATATGTTGAAAGACCCACTCATCGTGAGTCGCGCATATTTCACTGAGCCAAAAACGGGTGACATCGGCGATTTTTCAGGTTATTCGGATCCCGAATCTGAGATTAAGATGGTTTAAGTATAACGGGTTGCATAGTCTTACCCATAAAAAATCCTAAAATAAAACCAACAAATACTATAATATAGGTAGTTTTATCTATTGATGCAAAAATATCCATCGGCTGAGTGGGAGGTGGCGCCATTGGTTGCCATTGTTGTTGCATCATTGGGTACATAGGCGGAGGTGGAGGCGGCGCTTGGTTCATCATGGGCTGGGCATAGATGGGCGTCGAATCTTCATACGGGTCATCGGTCATGTCGTTGTCATGGGCGTGGGCATGTTTATCTAACGAATCCACTTCGGATTTATAGTCGATTGGATTGCCTATATCAGTCTCCATTTATTAGATAATTGCTCTTTTTTTTAAGCTAAAATTACTCACTATCATCTTCGTCGGATTCTTCATCTTCACTCACGACGAATCCTTTAAGGTTGCCGTTATCGTCTTCGTCATCTGAATCATCGAATCCAGAGTCATCTGACTCGTATTCTTCTTCTGTGTCGAGATCGGATTTGTCCCATTCTTCATCATATTCATCATCACCGAAATCATCATTAACGACGGTCTCGGTCGGGACAAACAATTGAGGTTTTTTAACGATACGTCCATATCTAGTACGTATCGCACCTTCACTTATATTAATGTTCTCCATTTGATCAACTAAAGTGGCCATATTATTAATAATTAGTATATTCTTCTGTTTAAGTACTTTGGATGGAACACCTCGTTATTGTTTATCGCGTTATCCATTAATTTCTTTTCAAATGTGTAACCTATTGTGTTGGATAGTTGATGTATCTCATCCTGGATTCCCAAATTTCGTGTTTCACCATACAATCCCAAATCCTCTAAACTATCGAGGGATTCTATTAAATATTGCTGTGCGACGTTTGGGTTGTGTTCGAGGCGTTGCGCTAATTTGATTTTGGATAGGAATTTCATATATATTTCCGGTTCAACTCCTGAATATTTGTGAACTTTAAGTTTCAAATCCTTTAGGGTATCGGCACGTTCGGGTGGGGAATATTCTTTATATAATAATTTATATGCCACATATGTCGATGCGCACAAAAGCACCAGCGCCATTTAACTTAAATATATTTTTTATTTTGGATACAATTTATTCATTATTTTCGGGATGATCGTGTGTATCTTACTCTTTTTACCTTTACATATTCCACAATCCTGCTTAATTTTCCCTTTGTTCGTGAGTATGAAACTGGTACATTTATCATCGTGGTGCTTTCCTGCTATCTCACAATATGTGGAGGTCGTTCCAATTATGTAATTTTTTCCATTCTTTTGGATTTTAATAACTTTTAGATCTGTGTGTTGTTTATCTACGTGTTTGACAATAAAATTCTCCATATCACTTTTACAATCCATTGTGTTTATCCCCGAATTATTTAAGGCGGTTTTTTTGACACCTATACACTTTCTCATCTCTTCTTTTTCTGGGTACAATTTATCCACAATCGATTGATTTAACTGATATGTACTTCCCACAAAGTCCTTACAGTATCCACTTCTCCTCCCATCGAGTGTATCACACGTACAAAAACACTTTTGTGTGATCCGATCGCCACTGATATAGAAATATACATGATTCGATCCGTGATTTCTTCCCAAGTTTTCGCAGTATTTAGAATTACTAGAAATTAAGTACCGATTATCAAATTTGAATAATTTAGAAACTCGTGCGTCGGATTGTCCGTTCATATTTTTTTGGATAAATCGCTCAATGTTGTACTTTAGTTCGATGTCACTGACTTCATCTTTGGTTTGTATTTCAGTGAATGATCCCTCCTTTATCGCCTTTGTTGGTCCCTCTATGGTCACAAAATCGGTCGAAGTTGTTCGTACGGCGGACATGGCTAGAATTTGTGCGTCCGGTCTCTGTCCTATTTTCGTCAAGCTACTTAACAAACCTCCGGGTTTATATACAAATACGGGTAGATACGGACCTTCGGTAACACCTTTCGTCATTTTATGTGACCACGGCATTCTAAACCCACTTCCCTTAGACCGTTTAGAAATGTCCCCATATACCGCAGAATCTATAATTTTTTCCCAATCTTCCGAACCTTTCGCTATATACAACGCGACCAATATATGTTCTCGGAGGGCGATCGCACTCGCTTGATTTACGACAAATCCGGGAAAATTTAAATGTATTCCCGTTTTGATTTTATCGCCCGATGGTTTTGGTTCCGCTACCGAAATTAAACATTCCTTCCCACCCTTCGTCATCATTTTATTACAAATTATCTTGCATATGCTCTGTATTTCGTTTAAATCTAGCGCATCGTCTGCTTTGTAATCCACATCGACGAAAAAATTATAATATTTTGTTTTTTGTTCGACTACGTATATCTTATCCCCCGATAATACGGCCTCTATACATTTATCATAAAATTCATTCAATCTATCAGATGGCACGGATAGGACTCCCCCATTCATGAGCACATGTGATAGCTTGTTACCTCCATGATCAATTTTTTGTTCTGCGCACCAGCGCTTGAACATACTTACGTTTGTTACGATTCTATTTTTTAATACCGTCTAATCGAAGCAGAGATGGAAACATCCTCAAATTCTTTATCTGTGGCAAGCTCCTTTTTTAAAGTTAATAATTCATACACGGTTCTCGGAGCGAGTTCGTCTGCCTTTTCCTTCGCGTCATCTTCTGAATAGCCTCTATTATCTATGAGCAATTCTCGGATTTCACGTAAAATATAAGCCTTTGACTTCATCCTATTTAATAGAAAATGTTTTTCTATTCAAGGATTGAACACACGCATAAAATTCTGGATTTTTTATAATATTATCGACGATCAAATTCCATCTCTTTCGGCAGTTATATTCCTCTAACGTATCGAAATTCATAAAATCATTTTCATCGAATGTCTTTTTTATCGGTTGTTTGTTTGCTTTCTTTGCTTGGCATTTAGCCTTTTCTTCATAAAATTTTCTAATGAGTGCGTATTGGTCGTTTCTTTTCCAATCAACGAAAAATACAAACACATTATAGACCAAGTCCACCGTTGGACTTTCCTTGACAGTAAATACGTATGACGTGTATTCTCCCTTCTTGAGTGAGACAATACCTCTTGTTTCTTCTTCTAGTTCTCTTAGAGCACATCTAAGTGGGTTGTAAATTTCTCTTCTTCTGCATCCTCCTGTGACAAAAATCCAATCTTTAAATCGTCGATCTCGAACGGTTAAAAACCGGGGCTTTGCGTCTGCGAAACTAACTGGGATCGCTATTGCTTTGTACTTCTTCATTGCTCATTTAGCAAGTTACAATAAACGGATATGATTATTTCACAGACATTACCTCAGTTTCCGCAGAAATCGGCGTAATAGATTGGATTGACTTTGTCGGTTGTACAGGTACGTTTTCCTCGCCATCTTCTTCATAATCTTCGTCACCTTCTTCCGACATATCGTCGTCATAATAACTCAAACTATTTAGATGATTGGCCATCTGGGAGGAAAATGTCCTCACTTCGGATACATCATTTCGGGTATTTCTCAACTCACTATAGAGATAAAGGCTTCCAAGGATACACATCGCAACAGCAATGAGCATCATCGTTTCGCGGTCAAGAGAGAACATAGTATAACTAATATAACATATCCTGAAAGTTTTAAGTTCCTATAATCGCACCCATGTGGACACCCTTATTGTCTGGAACCGTATATCCGGCGTCTTTTCCGAACTGGAGTGCGTCATAATGCGACTCTTTCGACTCTCTCGTAACACTTCTGCGTATATTCGTTACATTTTCATCGTATGGAACGGGTTTCGTATTCTCTGAGGTTTCTACTATCTTAGGATCCACTATTTTATCCAGTGTCCTGGATCGGGGATCATAGGTTAGCACGAAGACAAAAGCGAGTAAGAACAATACTGTCCAAAACATGCTTGTTTCTAATATAATTATCTATTTTTTTGGGACATTTTAGTTGGCATACACGAGACCCGCCATGCCGTTTTCTATGCGTATAATATTGTAATTAACCGCATAAATTGCGTCAAGCGAGCTGCTGCCAGAGTTGACAATACGAGCCGAATCGAGACGCGAGAAATTTAATGAACCTGTCGGTTGCAACTTGGAAGTTTCCAAACAGAACGGGTAAATGAAGAGAGACGTCTTCTTGTCACCCGACGAGTTCGGGACGTGGTAGTAGCTACTGACCGCAGAGTAGTTCGGCATCGTGAATTTGTAGTCACTGCAATCGGTACCGTTGATTTGGAGTTTCGTTTGGTTCGTCGCGGTCATCATACCGTTCGCGGAGCAGTTCGACACGAGGAACTTCACCGGGTGATTAAACGAGAGCTCCTGGATTTTCGCCTGACTGGCGATAACCTTTTGTGTTTGGGTAATCAACATGCTCATCGGCTTCGAGGACATCACGGAGCGTTCATCCGTGTCCAAGAAAATGTAGTTCGCGTAGGCTTCCCACTTGTTGCTAGCCGCGGAGGCACCCCAGTGAATTCGGAGTTCGACATCATGATATTGCATGGCGATCAACGGAAGAGAGGATTGCCAGTTTTCGCAAAATTGAAATCGGAGGGGATAAAATTGTTCTCCCGCGCCACCACGGTAGATACCACCACCGACAGACTTAGACGAGGACGTCGCCAAAAGTTCCGGCGCAATCATCGTAGAGAACGTAGAATCTTGTTCATCGATCAACTGTCCACCAATGAACAGTTCGACCTTGGAAATCTTGGATTCCCAATCGGTCACAGTGGCCGCTTGGGTACCGTTGGAGTGAATGGGGGCAAGGTAAACGTAGGACAACATGTCTCCCTTTCTCTCGAAGCGAATGGAGGACATGCCATTGTTTTGGATGTTGCCTTGTATGACCTGACGTTCACAGGACTGAGAAAAATTCGTCGCACGTTTGTACGTAGAGCGGAAAAAGCTGACTTCGGGTTGGCCGACCAAATGGGCATCTTGAGCACCGACGGCCACTAATTGTGCAATTCCACCAGACATGATTTATATTATATGGAGTTTTTTATTTTGGCGAGTTCATCTTCGAGGGACTCAATTTTGGATATCGCTTTCTGGAGTGCACCGTACATGGATGCGTATAATTGGTCATTATTTAGGAACTTGACATCGTCGATACCATATTTTTCTCCGATTGTATTAATCGATTTTGGCATATATTCTTCTACTTCCTGAGCTATCCAACCGAGGACATTCTTATCCTTCTGATATTCGCTGAAACCTTCCAAGTCATCTCTCCATTTGAATCTTCTGAGGGGTATGGTTTTTACGGTATTATAACACAGATCGATATCCGCATCCTGGATATTTTCCTTGAGGCGGCGGTCTGACGTACTCGACCATGATCCACCTCCAGTCTTTGCTGCCGTACCCGTGACTTCTAGATCAAACGTTGGACTGGCAGTTTTGACACCCACTCTACCGTCCGTGACGAGCGAATTGTCTGTATTTGTAAATTGAACTGTTTTAGAAGTGGTATTGCCTGTGTTTGTTATTTGTTGAAGAGTATATGCCGTCGTTATGGCAACATTTCCCAATGTTATCTTTTCCGCCAATATATTACCCGAAATAGAAAGAACATTACTACCCGTATCTTCTATGAATAAATTGGAACCAACATCTAACGTGTGTATTGGGGTGAGATTAGCTATACCATGTGTGGGTGAATCGGATTTGAAACCAGTGGTTGGATTCAAGAAACTGATTGTATTTGTAAAGTTAGTACCTACATTGGATAAGAAACCACCGTCGCCTTCGTAAAAATTCGCTTGGATGCCTTCTGTTGCGATTAATTTACCCCCACTATTGAAACTTACGCTTGTACAATCGATGAGTTCTCCATCGGAGGCGTATCCCATGATGTTGGATGCATGCGTGCGGGCACTTAATGGTTTAATATATGTCGCATTTGGTCTCGATGTTTGGAGTGCGGTCACTCCCGCGTTTATAGCGACCGTCGATGCATGTTGATTCGTAGATCCCGCGTAGTAACCGAGTGCGACAGAATTCATTCCCTGACCACTTTCTCCTGCATGGAAACCCACTGCGATACCACCGACTCCTTGTCCGTTGTATCCCGCATTGGACCCTATCGCAACGGTAGCGTTATTTTGACCCAAGTATGCGGCTCTGTAGCCGATACCTATGCCATATGCCGACTGGGCTGTGCCACCCGTCCCTTCGCCGATGGCGACGACGTATGGCTTTTGGCGAATGTTACCTTCGAAACGAACATCTCCATTCGCGTGAAGAACTCTACCTGGG